GTTATGTTTTTATTTGCCGACATAACGATAGCTGACACCCTTGGTATCCTCAATAGCCTCAAAGGTAATTATTTTTTTCATAAGCTTACCTTGCCACTTTCGGGGAAGTAACACATTGGCTCTCTTACCGATTTCTTTGCTGAAGACAACATTGTACTTCGGGTTAGGGCATTCCGCGATAACAGTTCCCGTGAAGTGCTTAGGGATAATCTCATCAATCATAAATGAGTCCTCTAGGATTTTTGCACCCTCCTCGGTTACCCAAGTATTTCTCCCCTTGCCGGTTACTGAGCCACTCGGAAGTTTTTCAGTTGCTATCTTGAGGGCTTCATCGAACTCAACTTCTTGTTCTTCTGCAATTTTTATCAATCTTTTCTTTGGCATTAGTATCCTCCCTTGCGGGGTTTAGTAGTGATCATATCATTAGATGAAAGAAAGTCAGGACCTTCTCCACCGTTTGACATCCGCAAATAGCGTATAACGTCAAAGAAATCCTTTAGGGCTTCCTCTGGCTTACCACCTGCATTGTAGTTAATAAGGCTATCGATAAGATTACCGCAGTCCTCGTGAATGTAGCATCTTGGTCTATTGGCTTGGTCAATGTCTACATTAGGATTGTAGTTAAACCAGTCATCCAGAGCTGTGATGCCTTGTTCTTCCATCTTACCGTCGGATGGTAAAAAGCTTAGACCGAAGTCATAAAATGATGTAAAGAGGTCGTCATTGTTCTCATTCTCTCTAGCAAAGAAACGCGAGTCCCCGATTCTCTCGATTACCTCAATACCTAGGTCATCCTCAATCTCCTCAAATAACTCGCAGTACCCCTCGACATTTAGACCAATCTTCTTGGCTGCTGGGCCGTACTTCCATTTCGGGTCCCCGAACATAGCCCACTCGCCGTACGTATTGCGGTCCGGCCACTCCCTGCGGATGTATACCTCGCCATCCTTGTTCACCCCAGCCCAGATACAAGTATAGTTCCTTGCACCAGCGGGGTCAACTACCTGGTAGCAGGTGAACTGCGACTTATCGGAAATGTCGGGGAACGTCATCTTGTATTTGTTTGGATTCTCATTGAGCACGTTTACCTCAGTATTAAAGTAAGGGAGCAGAGCATTGGCTGACTTCACGGGTAATCCGTACGCACGGACCTTTATCTCATCCTCTGGTCGCCCGGCTAGATCCTTCGCAATTCGCTCGTAACCCCCGAAGGGGTTCTCGTCCGAATGCAGGTAGATCACAGCCGCATCACGGCTTGGACTGTACTGCTTAGTAGGAACCTCCTTGCCCCGTAACAGGGCGGCAGGTCTAGTCTCAAGGGTCTCTGCTCCCTTTAAATAGTCAGATATAAAAGGTGTATACCCGTCAATCGGGGTGAACCCAATCACCATCTTTGAATCCCGTGTAGCTAGGCGGAACCGTAGCGTATTTACCAAAGCAGCGTCACCCAAGTACTCGTCCAGCCAGGCTCCGATATTTGATTCATTCCCGGACTTGATACTACCCTTCTTGAACCCGAACTCGAAACCCTCAAGGATAGTGGAGTTATTACTGAACTGTGTATAAGTCTTGAAGTCCACTCGCGTCCTAGTATCGGGGAATACAAACGAACTCCCAGTAAAGCCATTCTGCATTGAATAGTTAATGTACCCGTCAATGCTCTTAGTCTTCTTCCTGAACTCCTTGGGCATCATCTCCCAGATAGCTGGCTGCTGTACCTTAATAGAGGTATCCGCATTCTGAGAAAAGCATACTATGTGTCCATCGAAGTTAGAACTCACAGCCTCCATTATGCGCTTCGCACAGCCCGTTGTTTTGCCGCTGCGATTCCCACCTAGTGCTAGTACCTCATTGTACTCCCTGAAGGAATCCGACATACGCTCCCAGCCGGGAAGGTCGAACCCATATCTAATAGGATCATCCGTAGCTGCCCGGATTCTGCCCTCGTGCGCCCTGTGTAGTTCCTCTAGTAGCTTGGGGTCAGCTTCTCCTAGAAGGACAATCTCCTCGTCCGTGGGCGGCTTGAGGATCGGGTGCTCTGTGAAATCAAGCATATTTAAAAGATGCTATCCTCATCGTCATCCTCTATATCCTCGATCATTTCATCCCAGTCAAATGCCCCGAAGTCCTGGTCCATATCATCCAAAGCCTCAGTCATTAGCATTCTGCCAATACGATAGTTCGTGTAATCATAGAATAAATCCCCGTCCTCATCCATTACCACAAAGGCAAAGTTAGGCGAAATATCTGCAAGCATTCGACGGACGTGGTTAAAAGCAATATCCGGATCAATTCCAGGTGTTTTATTCTTCATTTGCTACCCTTTGGTTGTTCGGTTTTAGGAGCCAAGGGTTTCTTGGACCAATCAATATCGTCGTAGTTCTTACGCTGCTTCTCAGCGTTGTGTCCCTTACGGGGGCCGCTTCCTTTAGTGCTCATTGTATTCCTCCATTTCTATCTGTGCTTTACCGACTTCATAGAATGCGCCAGCTACGTTTTGTTGATGGTAACCATTAGCTAAGCTAATACGAAACATAAGCTCAGCTACTTGATTAGTAGTAAGGTCATCGTGGCTCTTAGAACTATCGCGAGATAGTCCGCCATTAATTGTTATCTTCATCTATATCTATTATATCAGCTACCTTAGCTTCCTCTATACGCTTCCTAGCAGCAGCTATAGTCGCCTCGTAGTCATCCTGTGTGTACACCTTGCGGTCCTCTGTAATCTGCGTAGCTTCCCCTCTAGCTGTCATAGCCTCCCTGGAAGCATTGGACTTAGCTATGGATAACTCCTTGATGTCCTTGAACCCGACCTCCATCTCCGGATCATTCTCCAAGCGATCGCGTACCTTATCAATTAAATCCTCCTCTAGGCTACTGAGGTTCAGATAGTTCTTGGCCGCTATCCGACCACTTAACTCCTTAAAAGTCCCCATATGGTCCGCGTAGTCCGCCAGTACACTAATCACAGTATCTCGCTCGAAACCATAGTGACGTACCAGCCTAGTCTGGGAACTACCCGTACTGTACAAATAAAGCAACTTAGCTACCTTCGCGGGATCATAGACGCTCAAGCACTTGAGCTTTAAACCCCGCTTCTCATTAGCCACCTCGTGGATACTCTGCTGAATCTCGCTCAGCAAAGCTTCCTTCTCCTTCTCAGTTGCACTCATTTCCCGATCTTCCATACCAGTACCTCATCATTAGTTTTACTACTTGTCAAGTTAATATACTATTAGCATTGCTAATACATAAAAGAAAGTTCAGTATATACGTATACATTCCCAGATTTCGTGTTATACTCTGCGTACCATAAGGCAGCAACTTCATAAGACAGTTCAGTCCTAAACGTAATTCCTTTAATGAATATAAAATAAAGGGAATCATAAAAGAGAAGTCATAAACTGACATCTTATGGTACACGAGATTACTAGGGTTTCTATAAGTGTACCCAGTAACCGATCTAGATCGGGTATGGTACACAGTAAGTGTAGTCCTGGTGGGGTAGTAAAACCCCTTGAGTGGGTAATTTTTTTAAGGGGCTGTATATGTATATATATACAAACGTCGCGCTGCAACTCAACCCCCTCCCCCCCCTGTTCATCCGTTCACTACTGTCCATCCGTTCACTACTGCACAAGTGTTCACTACTGCCAGCTGCCGGATCTTGACTGCCGGTTGCCGGGTTGCCGGATCCTGACTGCCGGGTGCCTGATCTTGATTGCCGGATCTTGATTGCCGGTCGCCAGGTTGCGTGAAGGGTTTTTTTGTTTTGTGAAGATGGGATGTGTTCGCCTGATTATCATTCAACCGGCTGTTATTCGCACGGCTATTGTTCGCACGGCTATTTTTCGCACCGTCACCTCTATCATCTCATCTAGTGGTAGGCATTTGATGGGAAAAGAAATTTAAATATATACTTGACGCCCTTTGATTTAGCCTATTTAAACGTAGCTCGAACCATTACATTAACTAAATAAATATAAACAATATGAAAACAAAAATAGAACAAGCGCACGAATTTTACGCACAAGAGCATTCAGAATATAGAATGCGCTTTGACCACGTCGAATGCATAGAGGACATACATAGAATGTATGGTCCAAAAGTTGCCGCTGCGGTCAATAATGACATAGCTCGTGACATTCCCGAATTGGGCATCGATCTCATTTAATCAACATAATCAAAACAGTTCGCGAATCTGTAAAATCGCTTTTGATAATGAAAAACACACTAAACACATCAGAAGCAGTATCCTTACTAATCGCCGACGAAAACGCGGCTTGGACAATGGCAGGAGCTCGCGCTCTTGTCGAGCATCTCGAACAAGTCGAAGAGGATTGCGGTGAAGAGACTGAGTTTGACCGCGTGGCATTGCGTTGCGAATACTCGGAGCACGTAAGCCTTATTGATTGGGCTGATCAACACTTTGCAAATTATCGCGAAGACTTTGGAATTGAATACATTAACCCAATGACGGGTGAAAGTGACGACCAATCAGTATTCGATTGCGATGGGAACTTCCACGATGAAGTGCTTGATTCTATAACTGAGTACATCCAAGACCACGGCCAACTGATCGAGTTTGACGGTGGCATTATCGTATCAGAGTTTTAATATAAACACATAAACACATATGAATAGAAACCAATGCATAAACATCGTTAACGCGATAAATGACACAAGGGCAATCAAAGGCCTTTTAACTGATTGCCTAGATGAATCACCGGAATCTTTAGAGAAGCGTGGCACGTGGCAATATTACGCTGAAAAGATGCTTTCTTACCTAGAAAGTGATTTGTCAGGAATTCCGCCTTTTTCAATATTCGCGGAAAAGGGCAATAAAAAATTACCGTTCGCGGCCTTCTCTTCTTTAGCTTTGGCGGACTGTCCCGGCAAAGGCGATTGCGTTAATTTTTGTTATTCGCTGCGAGCTTGGCGTTATCCTGCGGCATTTTTCCGGCAGTTGCAAAACAGCTTATTAATGCGACTGAATCCCGAAGTCATTGAAAAGGCATTTTTAAGCCTAAAGACCGGCCGGACTGTCCGCTTATTCGTTGACGGTGATTTTAAAGACGTTGCAACGTTAAAGATGTTTATGGAGTTATGCAAAGCGCGGCCTGATCTTAAGGTTTACGGGTATTCGAAAAGTTGGCTGGAATTTGTAAAACTTGACTCCACCGGGTACAAATGGCCGTCGAATTACTTGACAAATGCATCTTCCGGCAGCCGGCACGAGCGCACTGGCCTTGCAAATGCTTTCCTAGGCTTGCCAGTGGTACGCGGTGACTTCTTAGCCGTCAAAGTCGATAAAGCGCACATAAACAGAAGAGCTTATCAGGATAAGACGAAACCCGGGTCTAAAGAATATCGGCGCGATGTTTTAGCTAAGCTTAGAAAAATACAAACAAAGGCCTTT